TCGTTGGATAATGCACATGCACCCACCTTCCTGAATGGGTCTTCGGATCTAAGGCTTGCTGTTTTAGCTAATTCCAAGGCATATTGTTCCCAATTCAAACGAGGCATAGTATGGACTCCACTTCTTTTTTAAGATACGGTACAGTATATCTCATCCACTTTGCCTTGAATACGGTCTTTGTGTCTATTTGTCTTTTAAGCCAAAATATATTCAAAAACCCACACCTAAGTCCAGTCAATCTCTCAATCATATTTGCATAGAAAGAAAGTTGCAATGCATATACAAAATACTCGGAATTTGGAAGATGATCGACAGGACTTAATAGGGTCTTGTCATCATATTGATTTTCAAAATTGAATTTTTTGTTTGTCTTGAAATCTGATATGTCAAAAGTGTCATCGTGAAAAACGACATAATCTGAAGTTCCGCAGAGTTTCTTTTGTTTATCAAAACATATCAATTCATTGCATCCTTTTTCATGATACACTTGTTCATATATATTCTCGATAACTTCCTTGTATCTTTGATTTGTAATTGTCCCATTTAAGAAATACTCTTCAACGTTTTCGTGGACATCTGTTCCATACGTTAATCCCGTGTTTTTCTTTTCTTCCCACAATGCAATAACATCGTTAAATGGTATTTTCCTTTTTATGGAATAATCCAATGCCCTCTGTTCAACATCAAATTTTGGCTTGATCGTGGATAATACCGATGATACGGATTTGTATATGTTTCCAGACTTGTCTGAATAAACGTGGGTTTCCTTTTCCAAGGAAGGAATATCCTCCCCATTCAAGGGGAATCTTTTTGTCCACATTATTATTGAATTTCGCTTCTTTTCGATGCAGGAGCAATGTCAATTCTGCTGATGGTTTTATCTCCTTGGTGCATCACCACAGGAACCAAAATAACATTGTATTTTACAAGAATATCTTCTATTTCTTGTTTAGCCTTGGCCATGCTTTCGTTTTCTTTATTTGTTTCTTTTTCCATGCACACAATTTAACAGACACGATGGAAAAATCAAGAAAAATTACTGGGTCACGGTGAAATTGATATTTTCCATTTGCGGTGCAGCTGATATTGATACTATTTCCGTATTGTAATATGTTGCACAATCTTTTTTCACAACCACTTGAGAACTCAATTCAAAATAAGTGGATTCTTGAAGATTTCCTTTAGCTGCAATAAGAGCAGCATCTATAAAGAAAATGTTATTTACAGGATCTTCTTCACTTGGGAATATCCATCCCTTGATTGTAAAATTAGTAGATCCTTCTATAAAGTACTTCGTTCCACCATTAATGTCGGTTGGATATGTTACAGAAACGTTTCCATCCCAAAGAACCTCGGATCTTATTTCTTCTATATATGGTAAATTATATTCTTCTGGTACTTTCCAAGATAGAATAATATAAGGATTACAAAATGGAATAAAATTCGACATGATCTGATCCAAGTCCGTTTGATACTTGGTCAATATGTTCATTTGTATTCCTATATTAACAGGAACAGGTGTTCTATAAAAGTGTGTAATTTCTGTTTTATGGTTTTCTATATTGTAGTCTGGTCTATAAAACCCTAAATTTTTATTAAAAACTCTATTATTATCCCTGCTGAAACTTGTCATATGGATGCTGACAACAGGTAAAGTTATGTTTTGAGCAAAATTCTCAATGTCGTATATGACCCTCTGTTTAGGGGCATATACGTATCTCACTTGAACCGTTTGCCCAACGGCTCTATTAGCATTGAATCTTTTAATGACAACATTGTTGAATGCTGCTAAAAATTGGACCAGAAGATCCTTTATTTCGAAGAAGTATGGGCTTTTCAACATATCAATGTTGAATTATTTAGGCGAATATCATCTCTACAACATTATCGTAGAGATTGTTTTTGCTACCAACTGGTTTTATCATTTTACAATTAAATTCAAAATCATCCATGCTATAGCAAAGAGTGTTTATGGTATAATCCAGTCTCAAGGAACTCACGGTTTCCATTACCGTAAATGCCATGGGAAGTTTGAATTGTTTTTTGCTTCCAGATAAATCCAATGTAAATGTGTAATGAAAGTCATTGAAATTGAATAAAATCAACTTCCCTTCTCTAATCGTTTTATTATTACAAACGAACTTGAAATTTCTATGAAGATTGTTTAGAAAAATTTCTGTTTGTTTTTCCATTTTTGTCACATGTTCATCCATGATGCTTTTTCCGCAGAGCTTTTATGGAAAATATTATCTCTAAAGTATTCCCAAAATTTTTCATTTGCTGGGACTCTTGCAATCAAATTACAATAACTCATGTTAATCGCTCTATAGTCTTGCATGATGATATCCCAAAGAATCACGAGATTGTATTTGTTCGGATCATAGTAAGGATTTCCGTATGCTGGAGGGGTCGTTGGCCTATAATTTAAGGTCAATCTACCATCCATTGTGTTCAGAATATTCTGTGCGCTCGTGCATAACATTCTTCTATAAGAAGATTTCCCAGCGACAAAATGCCTCCTCCTGAACTTGATCTCGCAAACGTGAGTTCTAGCGAGTGCCTTTAGATTCTCCCTCGATATGAACATCTTCTCTTGGTTTTGCAATACCGAAAATGCGGTGTTCATTCAGGAATTGCCCATGCTTCAAGGTACCATGACCTTCAATTTCTACATTTGAAATCATAATTCCCTTGTTATTAGGGAAAATAACATAATCGTCTTTTTTGACCAAAGATGTACCTTGACCGCAAAGAATAACTTTGCCGACACGCCATGCTTGGGTATCAGCATTCACAGGAACAACAATTCCGTTTCTGACAATCTCATTTGAGTTCCCACCGAGATCTACAAGCTCTACGAGAATAATATCATCAATAACTTTACAAAGATCGTATCCAATAAATACGCTATTGAGTGAATTTTGTGAGAAACCATCTAGGTCGATGAGTGATTTTTGAGGTGCTAAGGCGTCGATATTCATAATTCGAGTGTATTTAAAAGGTATTCTAAAAAAGCAACAAGCTATTCTGATTTTTCTGTTTTTTTCAAATATTCTATTCTTTTAAATTTCTTCTGAGGAAGAACATTCAATAGCATTTTATAGTGCATTTCTCTGTCATTTTGTAAATAATTTAACTTATTAGTGGTCTCGTTTACCATGTTGGCTGATTCGGAATCGCACATTGAAACCCATCGATTTACCATAAAAACGTTATATTGTTTTATCTCCTCAATGTTTTCTTCTTGGAATGATTTCTTAAAAAATAAAACATTTTTGATGTAATCGAAAATTTGCATGTTATCATGTTAGCACACTTGAAACAAATGAACAGATAATTTTTATTGTTTTTCGTTAAATCCACATAAATAATACTATGCCAGAAAACGCATCTTCAGGAAGAGAATCCACATTCGGTAGGGGATTGATGAATTATGTCAACTCCTATCTTCCATATCAGTCTTATACTGTTATAGATACAATATCAAAATTAAATCCAAAATTCAAGACATTCCAAGATACTGGTTCAAAGAGAACTGAGGCACTTTCTAGACAAAGTATCAGTTCTTCTTCTGAATATAATGACATTTCTCCTTCCGCATTCTTTAACATTGATTCGAATTTTTCGCAATACATGTATGCGAATGTTCAGGCTGATAAAATTTCCAGAATAAGGGACTATCGTGTTATGGGTGCATTTTCTGAAGTTGCAGATGCCTTGGATGAAATATGCGACGAGGGTATAAACAAAGACGATAATGGTGATATTGTAAAGTTGGAATTCCCCACAGAGAGGCTTAAAAGTGAAGTCAAAGGGGATATTAATGAAGAGTTTGAAAAGATAGTCAATTATTTCGAATTCGAAAAAAGAGGTTGGGAATATTTTAGAAACGTTCTGGTTGACGGTGAAGTTTATTGGGAAAACATCATCCACAAGGAAAGAGAAGAAGAGGGAGTTCTAGGTATTGTAAGTGTTCCGACAGAGCTTATTGATCCTATTTTTGGAAATGTTCAAAACATGCTAGTCAAGGGCTTTTTGCTTAGAAAGCCTGTTTTTGACAAAACAAATCCATCTAAAATTGTAGATTATGTTATGATTCCTTTGGATAAAAACCAAGTAACATATGTTAACTCTGGAGTTTGGAACGAAAATAAAACAATAAGAATTCCATTTATTGAAAATGCAAGAAGAGCATATAGACAGCTTTCTCTCATTGAAGATAGCGTTGTCATTCATAGACTTGCACGTGCTCCATCAAGACTTGTTTTCAACGTTGATGTTGGTACAATGCCAGCACCAAAGGCTGAATCCTATCTCCGAAAGATGATTCAAGACTATTGGTCGAAAAGAACCTTTGACGTAGATCAAAATGGACAAGTCAATAAGTTCAATCCTCAAAGTTATTTAGATAATTATTGGTTTGCCAAGAGACAAGGTTCTGAGGGGACTACTGTAACGGATGTTCAAGGAAGTGCTCAACTCAATAGTCTTCCAGATTTGGACTACTTTGTAATGAAACTTTACAAGGCATTAAAGGTTCCAGTAAACAGAATTTCAGCGGAATCCGGTTATAATGATGGAATGCAGATGTTAAGAGAGGAGCTTAAATTTGCTAAATTCATAATGAGAATGCAAATGCATTTCGCGGAATCATTGAAAAATACATTCATTGTTCACTTGAGATTAAAAGGTCTTTGGGACAAATATGATTTAAAAGAAACCGATTTTGAAATCAGATTCACTCCTCCTACTAATTTCTTTGAAATGAGAGAAGCTCAGAAAGCGGAAATCAAATATACCACTTTCAATAACATGGTTCAAAACGAATCCATATCCAAGACCTATGCTCAAAAGAAATACTTGAGATGGAACGATCAAGAAATACTCGCAAATAGAGCATTCCTCAAGAAAGACAAGGAGCTAGAGTTTGAACTTGCTCAGATTCAAGCCAATGGACCTATGTGGAAGACTGGAGGAGAGTCCGTTGAGGGTCAATCATTGGCGGCTGGAGGTGGTGGAGGTGCGCTTCCAACCGGAGAAGGCGCTCCCATAACTAATGCTCCTCCAGCTGGAGAGGGTGAGGCTCCTCCCGCTTTTGGTCCCGCGCCATCAGCAGGAGGTGGAGGTGAGGCTCCTGCCCCATCTGCTCCTGCAACGCCTCCAGCTGGTGAATAATTTCACTAAATAGTTCCATGGGACTATTTGAAAAAACGTTCTCTATTTTATTAGAACAGACTTGGAACGCTGGATATATGAACATGTTCATGCCTATGCAAAAGAAAAAAAAAGGCATGAGGCACATGAGACCTATAATTTTGGACCCATTTAAAAGAAAACATGCTCAAACTGTTCCAGACATGCACAGACCTGATATGACTCTGATTCAACAGGTAGAAAGGCTTAAAAATAACCCAACTGTGAATGTTCCTCTTAATATCGTGCAACTTAGAAAAATTTGTAAGAAATACGGAATAAGTAGTGTTTCTAAAATGGAACCAAAAAAATTGGGAAATACTGGAATAATGATTGTTTGGAATGAACCAACAAAAACCTTCATATTGAAAAAATGATAACTTTTGACAAATATAATGGTGTAAATTGTATCAGAACATATCCAGATAATTACAATGAATATGTTCAATCTACCGTTAGATTCACAGATAAAGAAAACAATATTGCGGAAAGATCCTTATATAGTAATTATTGGAGAGAGCAAATAGATCTTTACGGTCAGAAAATATTATATTACAGAAACTTGTATAATGTTCAAGATGGTGATAATACTTATGGTGAAATGCCTTTGAGTCAATTCGAGGCTCCAAGAGAAATGATAATGCTTTTTACTTTGACTGAAAATGCATTGGTTCTTTCAAAGTTCGGATATCGTTCGGATGATCAGGTAACGGCTTACTTACATATTAGTTCGTTTTATGTGCATTATCCCCCAAATATCGAACCAAAATCGGGAGACTTGTTTAAGTTGGTGGAATACGGTTCGGACAGACCCGGTGAGCGTGATGGTAAGATGTACGAAATCACAGAACGTTGTGATGAGGACAATTCAGCCATCAATCCCTTGGCGGGTCATTACGTTTGGCTTTTGAAGGCCAAACGCTTTGAGAACTCTTTCGAGAATGTCCCTCAAGAAAGAGGAAACATGCAAGTACATGATGATACCTTTTATGGTGATCTTAGCGGATCTCTAACTGTTCCTCCAGAAAGAGACCCGTCTTATCCTCAAGATTCAGATACCGAATCCAAAGAAAAAGTATTTGATATGTCTATCAATGATACTCTGGAGTATGGTGGGTACTATTAGTTTTGATTCTTTGGAAAATGTTTCTTGACTGAGACTCAGCTTCTATATCCACTTCCATGCCCTTAAATCTCTCTCCAATATATTTCTTGAAAGCGAGAGGTTTAACCCAGTCTACTTTTTCAAGATCAAGTTTTAGCTCTACCGCTTTTTCTTCTGCTAATTGAACAATCTCCAAAAGACAAAGCCACCTTATAAAAGTGTCTTTTGACATGTTGTGTTCTACCCCGTTGTTTGTTGTGATTTTGATTTCTTCTTCCATAATTGAAGCCCCATTATGCTCCAATATATAGTGGAGGTCAAGACAAAAATTTGGAAGTAATGAAAGATACGAAAAATGCCATGACTTTTTCGTTGTCTATGCTTTTTTTACTCTCTTCCAATATTTTAAAAGAATTTTTTATATTTTGAAAAGCTAGATCTATGATTTGATCATTCTCTTCTTTCATGTTCTCGCTTTTCAAAAAACTTTCAAATTTGCTTAAAAAATCCATCAATACTTCCTTGTTTGGGTTATTGAATTGGTTTTTCTTATAGATCATGTATTGATCTACATTTTTTTTAAATTTTGATTCAAAAAATAATTTAACCGCTTTTGAGTCTGGAAGATTGGCTTCTGTATTTTCTGGAGAGATTCCAGAATTTTTTATTTCATTAAATTCGATCATTGTGACGTGGATCTTTCAATGCTTCTTCTACATCTTTAATTATTTGCGGATTTCTGAGAGGATCTTCTTGAATTGGTTCTGTTTTAAGAACTGTCTTGACA